GCATTCATCTCGGAATCGACCATTGAAGCTCTCGATAAAGCAGTTCTCAATGGGCTTCCCTGGAGTGATAAAACAGAGTTTGATTTCATTCAGATAGCATCATTGGTCGAGTGCTTTGCTGGTGAACTCAGGACCGTTGTCACAAAGTATGCGCTCTGGTTTCCCTCTGCGATTTATCAGGCGCTCCAGAGTTCTCATAACTGCCAGCCCTCCAATGTTCAGATCCACTTCCAGCGCCAGACACTCACGGGTGTATTCGTCGATGATATTCAATGTCCTGAAACGCCGACCACCGGCAATGCTGTCGGACATGAAATCCATGGACCATTGCTGATTCGGATGAGTCGGGCTTTCTGGTTTCTCCCGACCTTCACTGCGAATCTGCTTCTTGCGCTTCCTACGTAGTGAGAGCTCCTCTTCTCTGTAGATTCGCTCCACTCTCTCGTGAGTACCGAGCCCAATACTACATCATATGACATTGCTTACATCTCAACTCCTTCCGATAGTAGAATCTCATTGAGGTCAGAAATGACAGACTCGTAGTCATCTTTATCTTCTAGTGAACGGAACCGAATAACGAAGTCCCTAGTGGCTGAGGGATCGATATAATTGACAGTCTCGACTCTCTTATCGAACTCACCATATTTATCCATCAACGAATCGTTATAAATGATCGTGGTTGCGTTCATGACCATAAGCAGAAAGAGTCCAGACAGCATCAGTTTTTTTGTTCGCTTATCATTTTGATTTAATGCAGAGAGGAAGACGATGAGCATTATTATTAGATGAAAAGTGGTAGTCATAATGTCTCTCTGAACCTCTGCGATACTCATCTTTGAGAGCCGAGAGAAATACACGCTCTGAGTCTGGACACCGAAGCTTCTAACGAGACCGACTATGCCCCCCAATAGAACTGGTATAAACCGCAATATAGAGGTGGCCACCAACGCTATGAACACACCAGTGACAACATATCGAATAGTAATCTTCTCGTCCATCATTTTCCCTCATCTGAATCTAGTATCTAACCTTCAGCTTAGTCCAGTATCTCTCCCCTCGTCATGCCTTCTGAGAACGGCTTAAACAGCGTTTAAACAGCAACCATCAAGTCAGCAACCAAATACATCCCCTCCCACATAGTTTACCTTCATTAACTACAATGAGGATGTTAGCAATCGCCTCCCCAAGGCCACCGTTCCAATAAACAGTTACAGCCTTACTCTTGGAACAGAGGAACCGGAGTCATCATCCTGCACCATAGAGGACCAGCCTCCTACTTCTTAGATGATCCAATAGGAGGTAAGTAACCCTTGGAAGCCCTTCAGACTGTTTCTGAGACTACTATGGAAAAGCATAGTTTAAATACTCGGAAAGAGGCGTTCGATGACTATACCATCTTTGTGTATATCCTTCTGGCCTTTCTCGATAGTCTGCATAAGTTAATACAAGTCTATTTTTTGCCCGGGATACCCCTGCTGCCTTACTGAGCATCCGAGCCATTTCCGAGACATCTTCTTCACTCTTGAGATTCATGGCCAGTTTGTCGGCCAATTCGTTGAAGGTCTCTTTGTTCATCTTCAGCTCCTTCTCCATTATCGAAGATTGGGAGCTTTACACAGATTTATTTACAGTCCCATCAGTCTTGAGGCATGAAAGTACACACAAAGCTCCCTATAATACGCCAGTCGGTCTCATCCTCCCTGGCCAGCACTTCCCGCCCACTCTCATCCATGTAGTACAGATGAAACCGCCTTTCTTCCTCGGGTGTTTCCTTTACCAGCTTGAGCGTGGATTCACTTCCATGGGCAGCAAGCATAATCTGCCCGTCAACCGGCACACTGGCCGAGCGTATCAGCGCATAATCGCCATCCCTTATACCCGCGCTCGCCATACTCGTTCCTTCCACCCGAACCGCATAGCACTCCCTGGCATCCGCTGGCAGAAGAGCCGTCTCAATATGCACCTTTTCACCCCCACCCATTCCTATCATTTCGATAGGAGTGCCAGCCGCAACCTTTCCCGCCATCGCAATCGGGAAAGTGGGGGGGTGAGAATGGCCATTGATATCAATCTCATAAAGCGGCAATTCTACCACAGAGGCATAATCCGGCGTGCTTTCACGGGCCTCCTCCGCGTCTTGAAACTTCCTTAGCTCCGCCTCGATGCGGGCCTTCTCGGCCTTGAACTTTGCTTCGTTCTCTATCGCACGCTCCAACTCGCGCTCTAACATCTCTTTGGTTGCAGATGACATTGTGATGCGTCCGCGCTGAACGCCAGCTAGGACAGGAGGGATGTCCTTTTCATTAATAACCCCCTTCTTAATCAGCATCTCCAGCATCGAATCGAGCATCGCCATACCCTGGAGAGTCTCTTCGGGAATCTCGACTTCTTCCTCCTTGGCCGGCTCCTTCTCGCGGAACATCTTTCCCTCGCCAGTGAGGAGCCAGTGAAGATTTATACCAAGTTGAGAAATTTTAACTTTCACATCATCCGGTAACGATCGATCACCTGTTTCATATCTCGCATAAACGGGCTGCTTCAAACCTAATTTGCGAGCAAAAACCGCCTGAGATTCATTCCAGCTTGAGCGAATCAAAATCAATCTTTCAGACATCGTCATAATAACCCATAAATATGACAAAATGGTATTGACTTAACACCAATTTGGTATTAATGTGCGTGGGAAACATAGGAAGCTCACTTCCTAACTAAACCAAAAAGGGGGCGGCATAAAAGCCCAGCCACTCACACGGGGTCAACATGGCAAGTCTACAGCCCCAAAGGGCACAAAATCAACGGGATGAACACACAGCAATCAAAATTCTCGCATTGCTCAGAAAAAAAGGCATAAGGCAAATCGCCCTCGCTGACAAATACGGCGTTAAGAAAGAAGCAATCTACCGCGCCATCTGGGGCGTGCGCAGCGGCAGGCGCCTGCGCTCGGCCATCGCCTACGAGCTTGGATATAAGAGCTGGGACGAACTCAAAAAGGCGCGAGTAACTCTATAAAAAAACCTACGGGGAGGAACATATGAAACAAGTCCAAGACATCGGCATAACTCACCTGACGCCTCATTCCGACAACACCAAATACTTTCACGACATCGAGGGCGAAGCGTGGCAGTTCTTCAAAGCCGACATCAAGCGAAACGGCATCCTGCAGCCCCTGCTTGTCACAGGCACGAAAGAAAAGGGCTACATCATCCTCTCAGGCCACCAGCGCTACCGAGCGGCCAAGGCACTTGGGCTTAAGGGCGTCCCCGCCATCATCATCGATGGCATCAAGAGCGAAACCGACATCCTTTTCAGCGCCAACCTCGCCCGCCAGCTCACCACCATGGAGCGCTACCGCCTGACCATCCACCTGCTCGAGCAGATGGAAGACGGGCGAAAAAACAACAGCCGGGGAGATAAGAAAAGGCAGAATTTTTATTCGGTCAATTCTGGACCGAATAAAAATGAAACGCGCCCCCGAGACCGAGTCTGCCAGATGGTCCCCGGCATCAATCGCAACGACATCACCACCTTCCGCCGCATCCAAGAGCTGCCCGCGCCAGTCCAGCAGGAACTCTTCAAATTTGTCGAAAAAGAAAACCCCAACAAGAAGGCGCTCAAGGAGAAGGTGAACATATTGAATGCCGATAAGAGGCACCTGAAAGCCCAGCTCCGCGCGGAGAAAAAGCTCAAAATGAAGAAGAAAGAGTTTGAGGAACTCAAAGAATACAACGAAAGTGATATCGACCCAAGAGCCCGATACGATGCCAAGTGCTTCGATGAAACAAACTCAGCCATCAACCGCGCGTGTGTGGAAGTTCCCCGTCTCATAGCCGACGTACTGTCGTTCAATCCGCTTCGCGAGAGAACAGCACAAATCCTCCAGCCATCGGTTGATGCGCTCGTGCTGCTGCTACTTGAGCAGCGTCAACTGCTTATGAACCAGTGGGAAAACCGCGATAGGAGCCTTAGTGAAGTAGATCAGTACGACGGCGACTTGGAACACGATGCTATATGACAAAACCAGAACAAAAGGCTTATCAGCGCCAATCAATTCTGAAGGACATTCTATATCGAAAACTAAACTTCGAACAGTATGTCAAATTATATAACAGTGGTGAAATCCCCAGAACACGCGGAATACCCGTCCTATCGACACCGACATTGTACAGGTGGAAGAAAAACTATACCGAGTGCGGAGTAGGCGGGCTTGTTCCCGCTTACAATCCAACAAGGGGGGCAGGAGCACGCAGCCTGCGGGCAGAAGACATAAGGCTCATCCAAACCTATTACTTCGATAAAAACCGCCCATCATTAGCCCACGCGCTAAGATTGATTGAACGCTATCACGAGCGAAAAATCAGCTATGACACCGCCCGCCGATATATCAACAGCCTGCCCCAGGCTCTCTTGGTACGCGAGCGCCAAGGGGCAAAGACCTACAACGACAAAGCCGCCCCATATATCAAACGCGACTACGACGCTCTCCATCCCATGCAGATCGTATCGGCCGACCATCACATCCTAGACCTGCTCTGCCGTCACCCCCACAAAGGTACACCCTTCCGTCCCTGGCTCACCATGATCATGGATTATCGCAGCCGCAAGCCGCTGGGATGGACCATCGGAATCACCCCCAATCGCTACAGCATCTTAAGCGCCCTGGAAGAGTGCGTCGAAAACTACGGCTCTCCGGATGAAATTCATATCGATAACGGGAAGGACTTCAGAAGCAAGCTCCTGAACGGAGAGAAAATCAAAATAAAAAACGCTGATGCTTTCGGCGAAAAACAAACCATCGAACTCCAAGGCGTTTTTGAGCGTCTGGGGACTCTTGTTCATTTTTCCACTCCCTACCGCGCCCAGGCCAAACCCGTTGAACGCTTTTTCAGAGTTGTCGCTGAAACCTTTTCCAAAGAATTCCCCTCCTATGTCGGCAGCAACAGCTCAGACAGGCCAGAAGATATAGCACTCTATTACCGCAGAATCAAAGGCCAGGAAAAGCGCGGCGACCTTTTGGATCTAGACGATGTGGCCGCACTCTTCAATCTATGGAGCGAACGCTACGCAGCGGAGCACCAGCACCGTGGGCGGGGAATGAATGGCCGCACACCGAACCAGGTGTTCCAAGAAGAAGCCACCCACCCACGGCCTGTTATGCCACAAAAGTTAAGACATCTTGTATTCGCGGATCAGTACAAACGAACTGTTACTCGACACGGAATACACATAGAAGGCACCGATTACTATGCAGACGAGATAGCCGGACACATCGGGAAGGAACTCATAGCCCGACGACCGTTTAGAAGCCGGCAAATAGTCATCGTTTTCTCGCCCGACGGTAGGCAGCTCTTCACCGCGCGGGGCGACTACATGAACGATACTGGCGATGCCAGAGAGAACTCGCGCCTCAGAAGTGCCGTCAACAGGAAACAAAAAGAAATCCTGGCACAGCATCTTCAGGAACCAACGCCCCGCGAATCTCTACTCGGCGAACTTTCAGAAGCCAGAAAGGCCGTCGGCGACGATGACATTGTGGACATACATACCTACACACGGAAAACCAGGGAATCCGAATCCCAAAGCAAATTTTTTGAAGGAGTATTGAAATGGACGAATTGAAGGAACGCTTGAAGCAGCATTTAAGCGTCACCCGGAAAAGCCAGAACCAAATCGCGAGGAGCATCGGCGTATCAAGCGGGGTCATATCTTCATGGCTATCAGACAGCTACAAGGGAGATAACCGAAAACTCAGCCACAGCATCAAAGCCTACCTGAGAAAGGAAGAGAATCGGCAACGAAGGCTCCACATCCCCACAGTCGAAATTGACTGCTATCGGAAGATTCGCCTCGCCATGGACACAGCCGCGGAAGAAACAGACATCGCCCTCATCTGCGGCCATGCGGGTACCGGCAAAACAACCGCGCTCATCGACTATGTCAATAGATACGGCGGCATATACATCAAGGCAGACAAAACAATCACTCAGCACACCCTAACTCTCCTTTTGGCCAACAAACTCAGCATCGGCGGCCCAGTAATCCAACTCACCGAAAAAATAATCCACACCCTGGAAGACCTCGACACCCTCATCGTCATCGATGAAGCCGATTACCTCTCCGATGGAGCGCTTGAATACTTAAGGCAGGTAGTCTACGACGCCGGCCACACCGGACTGGTGCTCTGCGGCCTCCCGCGTCTTGAAGCCGCCATACAGAACATCCGCAACGACCACGACCAGCTACTCACCCGTATCGGCGTACGTCTGATGCTCGAAGACATCAGCAGCAGTGATATGGAGAGTGTCATTGATGCCACCTGGCCAGCTCTGAAAGCCCCCATAAAGAAAGCACTGATCAGCGCGTCGGCCATCCGCTTCCGCAGTGAACCATCCCCCTGCCTGCGCACCCTGGAAAAAATCCTGAAGCGCCTCCACCTGTACACACACAGCAGAGACGCTCAGCCCAATCCCACAATCGAGGACGTCAAGGAAGTAGCAAAACTGGTCATGAGGAGGCATTGATGAACGGCTTTTTTTACCGTCTATCGCAAACAATCAAAGAAACGGGAGAGCGACTGCGCAGCAAGGCTCTCATCGCCCTGGGCCTGAGAGTCAAGCAGCTAGCCCTCAAAACAAAAATCAACCGGAGGAAAAAATGAATCAGAAAGTAGAGAATTGGGAAGACGCGGATGGCGCAATCAAGCGCATGGGAGAAATCGACATAGCCCTTGCAGAAATCAACGGCGAGCTCACACTAAGAGTCAACGAACTCAAAGACAGAGCCAAAAAGAACGCCATCGGCTTAGAATCCGAACGCAAATATCTTGAAGACCAAATCACCCATTACTGCGAACAGCAAAAAACAGAGTTTGCGAAAAAGAGAAGCCGGAATTTGAATTTTGGGACGATTGGATTCCGCGTCACAACAAGCGTGCCCATCCCCAGGGACAAGGCAAAGCTCGCCGACCTTCTCGGTGTTCTCAAGCGTCTGAAACTTGGCGCCTGCATTAAAACCGAAGAGAAAATAGATCGCGAGCAGCTAGCCGGCTTGGAGGATACCACCATCGCCAAGCTTGGATTGAAAAAGAGGGTCCGCGACTCCTTCCGAATCCAACCCAACCTGGAAAAAATTCAAGACCTTGTGGAGAACCAAGCCTGAATGCTCACCAATCGAAGTGCCAAGCTGGCCGCCATCCACATCGCGAAAAAACAGCTGAAACTGGATGATCGGACCTACCGCGCCATGTTGAAAGAATCAGCAGGCGTGAGCAGCGCGGCGAAAATTCAAAACGACAACCAGTACTTCGCTTTGATGAAAGCATTTCGCCGCGCCGGTTGGAATGCCACTGACAGCCGTAGCAATCATTGCACCCCTGCCCAGCTTTATTACATCAAGGGCCTCTGGCAACTCGCCTCAAGAGAGAAAACACAACGAAGCCTCAACGCGTTTATCAAGCATATTGCTGACGTCGAGGATATCAGATTCCTGAGTCGCAAGAACGCGCAATCGATAATCCTCGCGCTTCGGAACATAGCAGAAAAAGCAGGATACAATCCCGACAAACCTGGGAGTCCAAATGGAAGGCTTTGAAACTTACGAGTTGCTTGTCTCCGAAATCGGCGAAGAAGCAGCAAAAAAAGTATTCGATATTTTCGCGGGTTCCAATGTCCACTTCCCCAAAAAAATAATCCAGCGGCAAAGAGATCAAGAGATCATACGCCGCTTCAAAGAAGGGGAGTCCTACGAAGAATTAGCCAGAGCTTTTGGTCTATCTCCACAGTGGATTCGCGCAATCACATCAAAGAAAAAAAACACATCCAAATCCTCAAACTCATTAAAGAAATTTCTCAATTAATTTAAGAGAGTAGCAGCAGCCGAAACGTTTAGTATTCTCCTCCTATCGTTCCACCAAGAGGAGAAAAACATGAACCGTTATCAGACACTAACGCTCGTAATCCTGGCGTTCGCCGTCAGCGGAGCAATAGTATTGCTCACTGGAAGCAGTATTGTGGCCGGAGCCATATCAGGTGCCTTTCTAGGAGTAGTGGGAGCCTACACAGCACTGGATTTGCGAGCCCTTGTAAAAAACACAGCCATGCTGCCACAAGGCCAATTCGCAGTCGCGGACAAATGGAAGTACATAGTGGGAATCGTTTTGATATGTGCCCTGTTCGTCCTCTGCGTCATCAAGGAAAAAACATCCAATATCCAGCTCGAAATGGCCTACGGAATTCTAGGGCCTGGAGCAGTCGCCATAATCGGTGTGATGGTTGCGGGCATCAAAGCCAATAAAGCAGCCACCATTAGCAAACCCCAAGCACCAGAGCATAACCAATGAGCACAATGGCCATCCTGATCGGAGCTGTAGCGGGACTGAGTGGATTGGTTTTATTCCTTTTTTCCCGCAATCAGCGCCTGAACAGCCAGAACAAAATCGCCACCGATCAAATTGAAAGAACAATCACACTGCAAACCAGAAAGCAACAGATAAAGGAGTTAGCCCATGGCCAAAAAACAGCCCTTGCTGATACGTTCGATATCAATCTTATTGATAGGGCTAACAGCCTATTCCCTTAGCGCCTGCGCGTCTCTCGCGCCGACAATCCCGGAGAATCAGCGCCCGCCCATGCCCCTCGCTCCCAAACTGGAAAAAGTCACCTTTGAAAGCCGCCCAAACGGTCTTTTTTTGAGCTTCGAAGAATATCGCCAACTCGAGGAAAACATTATCGAAATGCGCCGTTACATCAAGGAATTGGAAGCCCAAATATATTTTTACACAGGAGAAATCAATGAATGAGGATAACGGCAGAGTAACACTGGCAGTCCTCAAAAAGGAACTTGAGCACGTCGTAGAATCGCTGGCCGAACTCAAAGCAGAGTTAAAAGACTTCACACATAAAGAAAAAATAGTGCGCAAAGATGAATTCCACGAACTGAAAAACCAAGTAGCCCAAAACCAACAAGACATAACAAAGCTCAAAGCCTTCCACATCTATATGGTAGCCCTGGCCTCCATTCTCTCGCCAGTCATCCTCCTGGTGCTGCGCTACCTCATCGGAGCTCTCTTTGGCTCATAAGGACCAGATAAGAGAGAAGGCCGAACGCCTGTATGTCGAAGAAAGCAAGAACGTAACCGAAATCGCAACAAAGCTGCAAATCTCAGCACAGACAATCTACCGCTGGATAGCTCAGGTAAAAGACAAAGAAGGCTTCGATTGGCAGCAGCAGCGAGAATACTTTCACCTCTCACCCAAGGCCCTTGTGGACCTCTACGCCAAAGCCTTCAAACGCTGGATATTGAAAATTCAAAAAGACATCGACCTCATGGCCAAACCTCAGATCGCCGATGCCATCGCGAAGCACATATCAACACTGAAAAAACTCGAGCCCAGATTCAACTACCTGGGCGCCATCCTTGATGTCATTCATATCTCAGACAGATACCTCGAAAAAAACGACCCACCACTCCGAGAGAGAATGAAAGCCCATTGGCCCGAAATTCAGAAGAGAATCAAAGAGATCGCGACAGCGGAGTCACCCTTATGATATTCGACAAAATCAAAAGAATAAAAGACTACGAGACATACTGGTTGGAACTCGAAACATCGATATCACAACGCGATAGACCCTTCGAAGACGCCTCCGCTGAAGCTGTCAAAAGTCGTAAAATCCAAGCAAAACAATCCATCTGGAGAATGGCCGAGCTGTACTTCCCAGACTACATACGCCATACTGCCGCGGACTTTCACTCCAGATGGGAAAAAATCAGCAAAACCACCGATGAACCTGTACTCGTCGAGGCGTTCAGGGGCGCGGGCAAATCCACCTTCTTTTCATTCCTAGACCCCGTTCACGCGATACTCTTCGCACGCGCGCATTACATGCTCTTTTGCTCATACAACGAAGATAAAAGTACAAACTTTTCCGGTCGCATTCTCGCCGAACTCAAATACAACCAAAAAATTGCGGCCGACTTCGGAACCATCATCGGGAAAACCATCGACTACAAAGCCATCGGACACTTCGAAGCGCGGATACCAGACTCCGGACATAAGACTACAATCCAAGCCGTATCCATCGGACAAGACCCTCGCGGCTGGGTTGCAGGTTCACACCGCCCCGACTTCGCCAGACTCGACGACATCCAAAATCGCAAACTTGCCCGAAATAGAAAAAACGTAGAAAACACCCTCCAATGGATCAACCTGGATTTAATCCCCGCAATGGCCGCCAACTATAACATGATAATAAGCGCCACAGCGGTAAATAACCGCGACGCTGTGACAGAATTAAAGAAAGGCTCAACAACCAGAAATCCCATCCGCGCCCATCGATACCCGGCACAAACAACCAAAGGCGGCCCCGCCTGGCCTCAGGTTTTTCCATTATCCAGACTGGAAAAACTAAAAGAAACAATCGGGAGTAAGGAGTTCAGCCAAGAATACCTTCTCAGTCCAATAGGCAATGATGACGGCGTACAGGAATCCTGGCTCGTAGACTACGAACCAGAAGAGATACCGCAAGAGGAATATCAAATCATTCTCTCATTCACCGATCTTGGCAGCAGAAAGACAACAGAAAAACACGACTACAAAGCGACCGTCTGCATAGGTGTAAATCCCGGACCCCTGATAGATATCCTCGCCGCGCGGATTCGCCGCGAAACACCCAGAAAACTCATCGCTGGAATGTATACGATATACGAAACCTTCAGCCCCACTACCATGTTCTGGGAAGACAATGGGCAACAAGATTTGATGCTCGATGTCTGGGAAGCAGAAGCGCAAAGGTACGGCTATCCGCTACCGCTCAAAGCAGTCCACAACGCAACAAACAAACAACTACGAATCGAGCAGACCCTTTTCCCGCTCCTGGAAAATCACAAGATTCGCTTCCATCCACACGATTCCGATCACAAATTATTGAAGGAACAGCTTCTTGATCTATTCGACGGCCCACACGATGACGGCCCAGACGCCCTATCCTGCGCAGTCAAAGTGGCTATCGACAGACTCCGCCGACGCCGACAAGGGCCACCAAAAAGCGCACTACGGCGCGAAAGCTACACCCTGCTTGGGAGATACTAGATATGCCAAAAATCCACAATGCAGATACCCACTTCGCCAAACTGATAAAACAATACGCCATCCTTGATACCCTTCCAGACACAGACATAATCCTGTCCAAAGCAGGCATCGGCATCCCTCAGCTCCGAAACCTGCTAAACGATAGCCAGGTCGAAACCGTCTGGAACACTCGCCTAGCCGGTATAACCGGCGTAAACTTTTCAATCGAGCCTGGCGATGCATCCCCCCAAGCCGCCCGAGCGCAGAACTTCATCAAAGAAATGGTCCGTAGCTACGACTTCCCCACCATCATCAACAGCATGATGGATGCCGTAGCATTCGGCTTCTGCCCAATAGAAATAATATGGAACATCAACAAAAAAACATGGCTCGCAACAGACTTCGTACCCAAACCCCCAGAATGGTTTTACTTCTCAAACACCAAGCGCCTTATGTACCGCTCTGGCGCCTCATTCAAAGGCGTGAGGGTACCACAGGGCAAATTCATCCTAATCCAAAACCGACCCACCTACCAAAATCCCTACGGGAGTAAACTCTTCTCCAAAGTCTATTGGCCAGTCACCTTCAAACGAAACGGGATGCGCTGGTGGACCATGTTCCTGGAGAAATTCGGCTCGCCATTCATATACGGAAAGTTCCAAAAAGGAGCCTCAGACCAAGATAAGAACGACCTCCTCAATGCGCTTGAAAGCATGATATCGAACAGTGTAGCCGTTGGCCCCGACGAATCTTACGTCAAGATAAAAGGCGATATGATACGATCGCAATCCGGCCAGGTTCACGAGAGATTCCACGATGCGCAAAACGCGGAAATTGCAAAAGCTATCCTTGGCCAGACCCTCAGCAGCGACATAAAAGATAACGGCAGCCGTGCCGCGGCCGAGGTGCACTACAAAGTCAAAGAGGACATAGCAAAAGCCGACCAGAAACTCGTAGCTGAAGCCTTCAACAAGTTATTCGCGCTTGTTACACAGTTCAACTTCGGAGCCAACCTGGCCCCGCCACGCTTCGTCTACGAGAAGATGGAAAACCTGCATACTGAAAAAGCAAAGCGCGACAAAATACTCTATGACATGGGCGCAAGATTCAACGCAGACTACCTAGCAGCACAATATGGAATCGACCCGGGCCACATCGATGTCGTATCGTCTCCCTCTTTCTGTGAACCTTCAAAAGTGGCCGCTTTCTCAAGACGCGAAAATAACGAAACTGTAGAAGCCTTCACAACTCGATTAGAGCAGGAAGGTCAGAGCGTAATCGATACAATTGTTGACGATTTTGGCAGTGAATTGGAAAAATCAAAGAGCTACGAAGATGCCTTTAAGCGTATCTTGAACCGCCATAAAAGACACTTCAAACAACGTTCAAATCTATCAGAAATCCTCGATAGCCTCCGCTATGTCGCCGCTTCAGCCGGAGCCAGCAATGCCAAGAAATAGCATCCCCGCACCAAAAGAAGCCATAAACTACGTCAAGCGAAAACTCCCAGTAGCAACAGGCCCATGAAATCAAATACGGCGAACACGTCCACGCCTTCACCGTGGCACACTCAACCAGTGCCGCGGCGAGTTCAAGAAAAACATGCGAACACTCATGGCCGAAAAAGGCTGGTACGGCCGCCCAGACAAAACAGCAAAGGATAAAACCTACATCAACTGGAGGCTTCGTACCATCTATCAAACGAACATCTTAACCGCGTACTCCGCAGGCGAAACAATGACTCTTCGCTATAACGATCCTTTCTGGCTGGCGGGAACACCCCCCAACGGCTGGGGCTGTCAATGCTATCGCAACCAGCTAACAGAATCCCAAGCCAAAACTCACGGCGGTATTGGCACAACTCCGGCCAGTAACATCATCCAATCCAACATTCCCACAGAATGGCGCTACGACCCCGGACGCGAAATGCTAGCCCCCAAACTCACCCGCTACACCACTCTAAGAAAAATCAAAAGGCAAATCCGCAATCGCCGCGATAAAGAACAATTATCGAGAAGAGATGTCCGGATACCAGCTCACACAAGGTGAATGGAATATATTTGTGAGCAATCTTGCTGACGATGCCTTGCCAAATAAAAGACTTTATGCCGATGCTCCGATGATGTTCGGA